GTGGCAGATCAGCTCCGACAGCAGCCGGTGGTTGAACTTGCCCGTTTTCAATACATCAATCGAAGCATCACTCAAATGCAGCTCATGCAGAGCTGTGTTTGGGTGATTTTTTGTTTCCGTCCGCCCCATCAGATAGTCGCAGGAAACACCGTAATAGTCCGCCAGCAACAAAATGCTGTACGGGCTGATGTCCTTGCCGTTATCCGATTCATATTTACCAAGTGCGGATTTTGAGATGCCCACCTCGGCGGCAAGCTGCTCCAACGTCAGCTTTTGTGCTGTTCGCAAATCCTTCAAACGTTCCCCGATTGTCAGCTTGACTTGCATACAGCAGCCTCCGTTTCCATTTTTTCTGTATTATATCATGCTTTTTCATTTTGTGTCTCAAAGCGCGGAAAATTTCAACTTCCACCCCACTTTTCCTACCTCTTGGATATACGGGAAAGGGCCTGTTTTCTTACTAAAATTTAGACGTAAACCACGCAGCAACTTGAAAATTTCATGACCGTCCGATGAGGATATGCTTTCCGGAGAAGTACCGCATTCCGCGTGCCAAGGAAGAGACAACGCCGGGGTAAGAACTCGGGCAGGAACGGCATCGGGCAGAACGGCGAAGTTTAATTATTGTATAGGAGGAAACAGGTATGGATTTATTTACACAAATCAAGATGGGAGTTTCCGTAAAAGAGGCTGCCGATTACTATGGATTGGAAGTAAACCGTGGCAACATGGTCTGCTGTCCCTTCCACAATGACCGTACACCCAGTATGAAGCTGAATGAGGATTACTTCTACTGCTTCGGGTGCGGGGCCCACGGCGATGTGATCGACCTTGTGGCAAGGCTGTTCAACCTGAGCAGCTATGACGCGGCGAAGAAGCTGGCGTATGACTTTGGAATCGACCCGGACAAGCCCCCGGCTGCGGCAGCGCTGCGGAAGCCGAAATATCCGCTGGCAAAGGCGTTCCAGAATGAGACGCTGCATTGTCAGCGGATATTGTGCGATTATCTGCATCTTTTGGAGCATTGGAAGATGCAGTACGCACCTAAAACGCCGGAGGATACTCTTGATGACCGCTTTGTGGAAGCCTGCCAGATGCTCGATTATATCGAGGATCTGACAGATATTTTAACCTTTGCGGAGTTGGAGATTCGCGTTAAAACCGTGGATATGCTTCAAAAGGACGGTATGATCAACCGGCTGGAAGAGCGCCTGAAGCGGACGGAAAAGGAGGTGGATGCCCGTGATGAAACGGAAATCGGCTAATTTAGATGCGCCCATCTGGTTTGATGGCACAAATATCAATGAAGCGCTGTTCTGTGATGAATTTCTGAACAGCCGGAAAATCATCTTTGCCAATGGTGCGTTTTTCACACCGGACGGCAGAGTAACCGACGATCTGCCGCTCCGGGGCGAAATCTATGAGAAACTGAAATGCTGCGCTGTGAACAATATCCCTCGAAAGATCACCAACATTCTGGAAGTGATGAAGCTAGCAGCTCATGTAGAGGACTTTACACCGGAAGCAGATAGAGTCCATCTGGCAAACGGCACTTTGAAGCTGGACGGCAGTTTCACCGAGGGCAGACCGACCATTGTACGGAGCAGACTGCCGGTGGCATACCGCCCTGACGCACCGGCTCCCGTTCGGTGGCTTTCCTTTCTGGATGGACTTCTTTACACGGAGGATATTCCCACCTTGCAGGAGTTCATCGGTTATAGCCTGATTCCCAGCAACAAGGGGCAGCGCATGATGGTGATTAAAGGAAACGGCGGCGAAGGGAAATCGCAGATCGGTGCCGTGCTGGGTGCGCTTTTTGGCAGCAACATGCAGGATGGCAGCATCGGCAAAATTTCTGAAAACCGCTTTGCCCGCGCCGACCTGGAACACATTCTGCTGTGCGTGGATGATGATATGCGGATGGAAGCACTGCGACAGACCAACTACGTCAAGTCCATCGTGACCGCCCAAGGTAAGATGGATCTGGAACGCAAGGGCAAGCAGAGCTATCAAGGGTGGATGTTTGCCCGCCTGCTGGCGTTCTCCAACGGCGATCTGCAAGCGCTATATGACCGAAGCGACGGATTTTACCGCCGCCAGCTTGTTCTGACCACCAAGGAAAAGCCTGCGGGACGGGTAGATGATCCTGACCTTGCCGAAAAGATGAAAGCAGAGGTCGAGGGCATCTTCCTGTGGGCGTTTGAGGGCTTGCAGCGGCTTGCCGCTAACAACTTCAAATTCACGGAAAGCCAGCGCACACGGGATAACCGGGAGGCAGTGAAGCGAGATAACAATAACGTCTTTGATTTTTTGGAATCAGAGGGCTATATCCGGATGAAAGCAGACTGTACCATCAGCTCTAAAGACTTGTACGAAATTTACCGGATGTGGTGTGAGGAAAATAATCTGACACCGCTAAAGCGCCGCAGTTTCAGTGAGAGTGTGATTGCGAACCAAAGCAAGTACAATCTGGAATACTGCAACAAGATCACCAATGCTGCCGGACGGCGTGTATGGGGCTTCTTCGGTATTGAAGCGATTGCTAGACCTAATATAAACGGATTTTCTGATGTTTCAGAGCATACGTACGTACCGGAGGACTGGCGATGAATTTTCTGCGACTGCGCCGTGTACGTATGTACGCAGCGTTTCTCCTCAAACACCGCTATATGAAAAAACTGCTGGGTTTACTGCTATATTTTGGGGTGAGAAATCAAGCCATGTGAAATTCGCAAATTATTTGACTGATGGCAGAAATGGTTTCACGGAATCGCGCTTCTCGGAACAGCAAAGCAGATGCGCGGAAACATGGGAAATCATACGGTTTAGAGTAAAGGCACACGGAACAGAAAAGTCGATAGGTGTCACCTGTGGACAGGACATCATAACGGCGATTCTGAGCGGATTTGACAGCAACGGAACTGTTCACGATACAGCGAAGCGGATGCGCCGAATGGCGTGCTGACTTCGCTTTTTCATTATCTGAATTATGGAGGGGATCTGAATATGAGTGTACGCAATGAGATCAAATCGCAGATCGTCCGCGCCGGTTTTACCATGCAGGAGGTTGTTGACCTATTACATGATGAATATGGCTGGTCGGACAGCGTTTCCAATTTGTCCGCCAAGTTGCAGCGGGAGAGCATCCGCTATAAAGAGGTCGTCGAGCTTGCCGACGCGCTGGGTTATGAACTGATCTGGCAGAAACGGAGGGAGAAATAAATGAGTAAGCCACAGTTTGCGATTCTCCGCTTTGCAAAGTATAAAGGACCGGAAATTTCTAATATTGAGGCGCACAATGAGCGCACAAAAGACGAATACGCCAGCAATCCGGATATTGACAAGAGCCGCAGCTGTCTGAACTTTCATCTGCTCGAACCGGAGCGCAAATATCGTGCAGAGGCAGAGCGGCAAATCAAGGACGCCGGTTGTCGCACCCGTTCAGACAGCGTGCGGCTGGTGGAGGCTCTTGTGACCGCAACGCCAGAGTTCTTCAAGGGTAAGAAGAAAGCTGAAATCAAAGCCTATTTTCAGGAGGCGCTGGATTTCATCCGGGAACACCAAGACCAGAAAACAATTATATCCGCCGTGGTGCATATGGACGAGAAAACGCCCCATATGCACCTTTCTTTTGTCCCGCTGACAGCGGATGGGCGGCTCTGTGCCAAAGAAATCGTAGGCAACAAGAAGAAGCTAACGCAATGGCAGGACAGATTTTGGGAGCATATGGTCAAAAAATACCCGGATTTGGAGCGAGGCGAGAGCGCCAGCGAAACCGGACGCGACCATATCCCACCACGGGTGTTCAAGCAGATGGCTCGTTTGACAAAACAGGCGGAGCGGCTGGATATGCTGCTTTCCGATGTGAAGCTCAGCAACTACAAGGAGCGCACGGCGCAGGTCATGGCGTTTCTGGACAAGTATATTCCGGATGTTGCTGCAATGGAGACACAGATGAAGAAGTATCATAAATATTTTACTACGGCGGAAGCGGAAAAGGCTGTATTAAAAGCAGAAAACGAGAGCTTGACGGATAAGTTGGAGAAAAGTCAGCAGCAGAGTACCCTCAAGAAACTGCAAGATGCCAAGCTGCAAAGTGATTACGAAGCGGCGCAGGCTGTTCTTGAACGGATTCCACCGGATATTATCAAGGCATACACACAGCGGGGCAACCGGGAAAGGAAGGTTGATCAGTATAGCGCACTGGAATAAGGATGAATGGAGCGGTCTTGCCGATTTGCTTGCAAATCTGATAGAAAAATACGCGACAGTTCTGGATTTGGACAACCTTCCGGAACCGCCGTATTCTTTTGGCGACAAAGAAACTGTAAATAATTTGGAACATCCAGAGGAAAGCATTGAAAACACAGAAACAGCATGATATAATTATCGTGCAATTGATGTCCAAACTCAATGTGGGGAGAAAAAAGTGTCCCTGCATTGAGGTACATAAACTTGACGGAGTGAATGACATGAATGGAAAGAATAAAAATAACAATCCGTCCGAGATGATTATCTATACCACAGAGGATGGCTTGACAAAGATCGAAACGACCTTCGATGGAGATACCGTTTGGCTGTCCATTGACCAGATGGCGGAGCTGTTTCAGAGAGACAAGTCTACCATTTCCAGACATATCAAGAACATTTTCGCTGAGGGCGAATTGAAGCGAGAAGCAGTTGTTGCAAATTTTGCAACAACTGCCGCTGACGGTAAGACTTATCAGGTGGATTACTATAATCTTGATGTCATCATTTCTGTCGGCTACCGTGTGAAATCTCAGCGCGGCGTGCAGTTTCGTATTTGGGCAACGGGGATTTTGAAGGAGTATATGCGAAAAGGCTTTGCTCTGGATGATGAGAGCCTGAAAAATCTGGGTGGCGGCGGATACTTCAAGGAGCTGCTGGAGCGTATCCGCGATATCCGCGCTTCCGAGAAGGTGTTTTATCGACAGGTGCTTGAAATCTACGCAACCAGTATTGACTATGACCCCAAGGCGGAAATCTCCATTCAGTTTTTCAAGAAAGTCCAAAATAAAATTCATTATGCCATTCATGGGCAAACAGCGGCGGAGGTCATTTACACACGCGCCGATGCGGAGAAAGAATTTATGGGCTTGACCACCTTTGCGGGCAGTCAGCCAACGCTGAAAGAGGCGGTAGTTGCTAAGAACTATCTGAACGAGAAAGAGCTTCGTGCTATGGGGCAGCTCGTGTCCGGCTATCTGGATTTTGCGGAACGACAGGCGGAGCGGGAGCAGGCAATGACCATGCAGGACTGGGCAGAGCATCTTGATCGGATTCTGACCATGAGTGGAGAGCAGCTGCTGATTGGTAATGGAAGCGTCAGCCATAAGCAGGCTATCGACAAAGCAACCGGCGAGTACAGAAAATACAAAGCCCGTACTCTCAGCGAAGTTGAGCGCGATTATCTGGATTCCATCAAGCTGTTGGAGCAGAAAACAGATAAAAAGTAAGCCGGGGCGGAGAAGATATGATGAAAAAAGAAAAGGTAAAAGTCTATATCTATACTCGCGTGTCCACTGCCATGCAGATTGACGGATACTCTCTGGATGCACAGAAATCCAGAATGAAAGCCTATGCCGAGTTCAATGACTATGAGATCGTGGGCGAATACGAGGATGCCGGTAAATCCGGAAAGTCCATTGAAGGGCGTGTAGAATTTAACCGCATGATGGAGGATATCAAGTCCGGTAAAGACGGCGTGTCCTATGTGCTGGTGTTCAAACTCTCCCGCTTCGGCAGAAATGCGGCGGATGTCTTGTCCACCTTGCAGGTCATGCAGGATTTTGGTGTCAATCTGATTTGCGTGGAGGACGGGATCGACTCCTCTAAGGATGCGGGGAAGCTGATGATTTCCGTTCTTTCGGCTGTGGCTGAAATTGAGCGTGAAAATATTCGTGTGCAGACAATGGAGGGCAGAATCCAGAAAGCCCGTGAGGGGAAATGGAACGGCGGCTTTGCGCCTTATGGCTACAAGCTGGAAAAGGGACAGCTTTTCATCAATGAGGAAGAAGCAGCGGCAATCCGCGTGATTTTTGACCAGTATGTGCATACGGATACCGGTGCAAACGGTCTTGCAAAATACCTTGCGACCCATGGGATTCACAAAATCCAAAGGCAAAACGGGAAAAATCCCCTGTTTGATTCTGCGTTGATCCGCAGGATTCTGAAAAATCCGGTTTACTGCGGGAAAATCGCCTATGGCAGACGCAGAACAGAAAAGGTGCATGGTACCCGAAATGATTACCGGCTGGTGGAGCAGGATGACTATTTGCTGGTTGACGGACTGCATGAGGGCATTGTCTCCGAAGAACTATGGCACGAGGCGCAGGTCAAGCTGTTAGCGCAAGCGGAAAAATACGAACGCGTCAACAGGGGCAAGGATACAAAAATACATCTGCTGTCCGGTATTGTGAAATGCCCGGTCTGCGGCGTAGGAATGTATGGAAACAAAAGCATCAAACATAAGGCGGACGGCTCAAAATACAAGGACTTTTATTACTATGGCTGTAAGCACCGTGCGATGACGCGCGGTCATAAATGCGACTTCAAGAAACAGATCAATGAAGAATTGCTGGACAGCGCCGTTGCGGAGGTTATCGTAAAGCTGGTAAGCAATCCGAAGTTCGCCGCCATGATGCAGGAAAAGATCAGCATGAAGGTGGATACCTCTGCTATTGAGCAGGAGATCGCGGCACATGAAAAGCAGCTTCGCCAGAGTTATTCCGTAAAGGTACGGCTGATGGAGGAAATTGATTCCCTCGACCCGGATGATAAGCACTACATCAAATGCAAAGCAGACCTTGATGATCGGCTTTACAAGATGTATGATAAGATCGAGGATACAGAAAACCAGCTCGTTGCCGCCAGAGCCAAGAAGATGGCGATTGAGGCGGAAAAGCTGACGGGCGACAACATCTACAAGGTGCTGATTTTCTTT